CAATACACTCCTGTCAAACAGGAACAAAGTCTTGTTGAAGATTTAGTCATTGAATCCATTAAGATTTATGGCGTGGATGGTTATTACTTACCAAGAACACATGTAAATTTAGACAAGATTTACGGTGAAGATGCGTCTATGTTATTTGATGATGCGCTTGAATTGGAATTGTACATCAAGAGTTTTGATGGATTCGCAGGGCAAGAAGATTTTCTCACCAAGTTTGGTTTGCAAATTGACGAATCAATCACATTTGTTGTTGCACAGAAAAGATTCACACAATCATTGAAGCCATCATTCATAACAGAGTATGGATATAACTTTAAGAATGAAGATGGCGAACATCTACTAGATGAACAACTATATGACTATGCAAGTATTTTAAGACCAAGAGAAGGAGACTTAATTTGGATTCCTATGCTTGGATACATGTACGAAATTAAATTCACAGAGAACATTGAAAACTTCTTTCAGCTAGGTAAACTATACACATACGAAATGCGTTGTGATAGATACGAATACTCTAGCGAAAAAATTAATACTGGTGTTACTGAAATCGATGCAATTGAAGATCAATATAGTCTTTCTACCGATAACATTGAAAAGATATTGGATGAAGAATCAAATATTTTTGCTTTAGAAGATGGCACTAGACTTGTTGCAGAAGGAGATACAGTTATACCATTTGAAGTTTCCGCAGACAATGAAGCAATTGGAGAGAAAATTATTGATGGAGATATTTTAGACTTCTCCGAAACAAACCCATTTGCACTTACAAGGACTTATTAACTATGATGTTCGGTCACGATTTTTACCATGGCACATTAAGACGTTATGTCGTTATGTTTGGAAACTTGTTTAATGAAATTCAAGTCGAAAGATATGGCACCGACGGAAGCAAACTGCAAACAATCAACGTTCCTATTGAGTACTCGCCGAAGCAAAAATTTGTTCAGCGTGTCTTAAGTGATCCCACACTAAATCGTGAGATTTCTGTTACTCTTCCTAGAATGGGATTTGAGTTTACTAGTATATCATATGCACCACAAAGAAAATTAAATAGCGCACATAAAATTATAAAAGGTGTAAACACTGGTGGCACAGACTTTGACTATACATACACGCCTGTACCATATGATATCAATTTCTCTCTATATGCATTAGTTAGATATGCGGAAGACGGTACGCAAATTGTCGAACAGATTATTCCGTTCTTCACACCAGATTGGACAGTCACAATGAAACTTGTTCCTGAATTAGGAATCAACATGGACGTACCAATTGAATTAAACTCTGTCACAGTTGATGATTCATATGAAGGCGATTTTGATGGACGTAGAGTTCTTTCGTGGCAAATGGATTTTACTATCAAAGGATATCTATTCGGACCTAGTAGAAAATTCAAGTATATTTCCAACGCAGAAGTTAACACTTCACACATTGATAATACTGCTATAAATATACAGACGTTCACTGGTGACGATAATTTTGACATAACTGAAACACAAACAACACCTCCAATAATTCCTACATGAAAAAAACTGTTGATGATAAGTTGAATGACATATTTGATGTGCAGGGTAAGATTGTTGAACAAGCATCGGTACCCGCAGTAGTAGAACAAGTTAAAGAGCCTGTTTCTACTGGTGCACCGAACGATGAATCGATTGATGCTGACTATGAATATGCGAGAGAGAATCTTAAGCTATTCATTGAGCAAGGCAAAGTTGCTATGGAAAACATTATCTTCTTAGCAAAAGAAGGTGAGTCTCCAAGAGCATATGAAGTTGTTGGTCAGTTGATTAAAACATTGTCAGACACAAATAAAGATTTGTTAGACTTAGGTAAAAAAGTAAAAGACTTGAAATCTAAAAAAGATGACACAGCACAACCAGCACAGCATATAACGAATGCGCTATTTGTTGGTAGCACAGCAGAATTACAGAAACTAATTGGCAAGAGATGACTGCAAAATCCTACTTAGGAAATTCTAATCTAAAAGCATCTGGCGTACCACTCAATTTCACCAAAGAAGAGATTGAAGAATATTTAAGATGTGCTGACGATCCAATATACTTCATTGAAAGTTATTGTAAGATTGTCACGCTAGATCACGGGCTTCAGCCATTCAAATTATACGATTGTCAAAAGAACAAAGTAAAGATTATCCATGAGAATCGTAAAGTTATTCTTATGGAAGGTCGTCAACAAGGTAAAACAACAACCTCAGCCGCTTACATTCTTTGGTACACATTGTTTCAAGGAAGCAAGACTGTAGCGATTCTAGCAAACAAAGCAACAGCCGCTAGAGAAGTTTTGTATCGTTATCAAATCATGTACGAGAATCTTCCTACATGGTTACAGCAAGGTGTCACTACATGGAACAAAGGTGACATTGCTTTGGAGAATGGATCAATCGTATTCACAGCCGCAACAAGCGCATCTGGTATTCGTGGTAAGTCAGTTAACTTATTGTACGTTGACGAAGCCGCTATCATACCAAACAATGTAGCAGAACAATTCTTTACCTCAGTTTATCCTACGATTTCTGCTGGTGAAACAACAAAGATTCTGCTAAGTTCTACTCCACTAGGATACAATCATTTCTGGAAGTTCTGGAATGATGCAGACAATGACAGAAATGGATTTGTCAATCTATTCATTCCATATTGGGAGATTCCTGGGCGTGATGAGAAGTGGGCGTCTGAACAGCGAAGACTTCTTGGCGAATTGAAGTTCAATCAAGAAGTGTTATGTAACTTCTTAGGTTCTAGTCTTACACTCATTGCTTCCGATTCTATTGCACAAATGTCTGCTAATCCAATCATCTATCAGAAAGATGGACTAGACATTTATGAAAAGGTTGAAAAAGATCACGCTTACTGTATTGTTGCAGACACAGCAAAGGGTGTCGGTGGTGATTATTCAGCATTTGTAATTATTGACATAAATCAGATGCCTTACAAAATGGTAGGCAAATACAGAAACAATCAAATTAGCCCACTTTTGTATCCGTCAGTATTGTACAGAATTGGCAAAGAATACAATGAAGCATATGTTTTAATTGAAATCAATTCTTCAGAGCAAGTTGCAGAAATTCTTTACGCAGAATATGAGTATGAAAATATCATATCAGTTTCTAGAACAACTCAAGGACAAGTTGTTAATGGGGGTTTTGGTGGGGGTAAGACACAACTAGGTGTTATTACAGACAAGAAAGTTAAGCGCATCGGATGTTCTAACTTCAAGTCATTGGTTGAAGAGAAAAAACTTCTTATCAATGATGCAGACACCATATCTGAGATTTCAACATTTATTGAAAAAAGAAACAGCTATTCTGCTGACGAAGGATATCACGATGATTTAGTCATGCCTTTAGTGCTGTTTTCATGGCTAACAACAAATTCATACTTCAAAGAATTGACAAATATCAACATTCGAAAAGAACTATATGAAGCAAGAATCAAAATGATTGAGGAGGAAGTAACACCCTTTGGTTTTATAAATAATGGAGAAGAAGAAGCATTTTTTAAAGACGCTTCAGGGCAGGTTTGGGAAACTCAGAAAACTGATTTTTTATAAATAAATTAAAGAAACCCAACAACAAAAAAACATTATAACAAGGAGAATTCAATGGCTATAAGTCTCATTTCACCAGGCGTTAAGATCACCGAACAAGATTTGGTTGCATCTAATCAGTCAGTCGCTTCCACCGCCGGCGCTTTCGCCGGTCAATTCAATTGGGGTCCTATTGAATTTCCAACTCAGGTAACTTCGGAATCTGATTTGGTTGCTCAATATGGTAAACCAAATACAAATAATATCGTAGACTTCTTGTCTGCCGCAAACTTTTTGGGATATTCATCTCCATTGTTTATTGTTCGTGTCGCAAACACAGCATTAAATGCAACAGCAGAAGCAACAACAGGTTCTAACACAGCAGGTACTGGATCCTTGATTAAGAACGATGACGTATATTTAAATACTGCATCTTTTGACAATGGTCCATGGATGGGTAAATATGCTGGCGCTTTAGGTAATGCCATTAAAGTGTCTGCCTGCCCAAGCGCAAGCGCATATACTTCAGCATTAACTGGAACATTTACTGTTGCTTCTGGTGGAACAACCGTTACGGGTTCTGGTTCTACTGCTAACACACAGTTGCAAGTTGGTGATTTAGTTGTTATCGGTGGTCGTACTAATCAAGTTTCTGCTATTGCTAACGCAACATCATTCACAATCTCTTCTGCACACTTAACTGGTGCATCAGCAGTTTCTGCCACTCGCCGTTGGGAATATTTCGGTGAATTCAACACAAGTCCAGGAACATCTTCTGCCGCAACTACTCTTGGAGCATCTGGTGATGAGATCCATATTGCAGTCGTTGACAGAACTGGTGATATCACAGGAGTTCCAGGAACACTTTTAGAGAAGTTTTCTGCATTATCTAAAGCATCAAATGCTAAAGGTGAAAATGGTGGATCAAACTACTACAAAGACGTTATCAACGAACAATCTAATTGGATTCGTTGGACAGACCACGATGCATCAGGATCAAATTGGGGTACTGCATTACTCGTAGCTGGTTCTGCAACAACATATACCGCAGTATCTACACCAAAAGTATATTCACTTGCTGGTGGTTCTGATGGTACTACAGTATCTGATGGTGATCGTACAACAGGCTATGCAGAATTTGCTAACAAGTCTGAAATTCCTGCATCAATCATCATCGCTGGTCAATCAAACGCAACAGTAATTAATAGAATTATTGCTGACGTTGCTGATATCAGAAAAGACGTTGTGGTTGCTGTTTCTCCATTGAGAGCAAACGTTGTTAACAATGCTGGTTCTGAAGCAACTGCTATCGGTTCATGGGCAGACACTATTACACGTTCAACATACGTTGTCGCAGATAGCGGATGGAAATATCAATATGACAAATACAATGATGCATATGTTTATGTGCCATTGAATGCAGACGTTGCAGGTTGTATTGCACGTAACGATTTGAATCGTGAGCCATGGTTGTCTCCAGCTGGTTTTATTGCTGGTCGTATTCAAAACTTAGTTCGTTTGGCTTTCAATCCAAATCAAACTGAACGTGACACATTGTATCGTGCATCGGTTAATCCAGTTATCACACAAGTTGGTCGTGGTACAGTATTGTTTGGTGACAAGACATTCACGCTAAGAAATACATCTACAAACAGACTTAATGTTCGTAGATTGTTTATTGAATTGCAAAAGACAATTGGACAAGCCGCAGACAATTTGTTGTTCGACCAAAACGATGACACAACACGTTCAAACTTTGTGAATTTGATTACTCCTTACTTAAGAAGTGTTCAATCACGCAGAGGCATTACAGCATTCAGAGTTATTTGTGATGGAACAAATAATCCAGAAGACGTTGTAAATGCAAATGAATTCGTATGTGACATTTTCGTACAACCAGTTCGTTCTGTTAACTTCATTCAACTTAACTTTGTTTCTGTAAGAGGTACCGCTACATTCAATGAAATTGTAGGATAAATAATTACAGAAAATAAAGGAGAAAGTTATGTCATTTAAAATATCAGATTTTAGATCAGTTCTTGGCGCAGGGTCAAGACCTAATCTATTTAAAATTAAAATTAGTGCGCCAGCGGGATATGATTTAACCGCAGTTGAATATTTGTGCAGAGCGGCATCATTGCCATCATCAACATTAGGAACAATTGAAATTCCTATGAATGCTGGACGCCGCTTAAAAATGGGTGGAGATAGAACATTTTCTGAATACAGCACAACAATCCTTAACGATGAGAACTTCAAATCTCGTTCAGTATTAGAGAAGTGGCAGAATGATATTGTCAAAGTCAACTTTGGTGCGGGCGTTATTGGTAACAGAAACGCTGGATCACTATCCGTTGGCACTACGACAACAAAAGGTTTATATGGCACAGTTGAAGTTTTTCAATTAAGAGAAGATGGAAGTTCAGTTAATGCCGGTGAATATAAACTAATCAATTGCTGGCCAAGCGACATTTCATCAATCGATCTATCATATGACACCACAGATGCTGTAGAAGATTACACAGTAACTTGGACATACGACTATTTTGAGATTGGCACTCCAACTAACGAAGCCGCAGGCAATAACGTATAAATATAAGGAGCCAAAATGTCATTCGCAACAATATCAACATTAAAAACACAACTCGCCAAAGGCGCCAGAGCCAATCTATTTCAAATAGAATTAACATTTCCCCCTACTGTTGTCACGGCCATATCGTCAACTTCAACAGCATTGAGCAATGGCATGACACTTTTATGCAAAGCGGCCGCCGTGCCAGGTTTTACTATTGGGGTCATTGAAGTTCCTTTTAGAGCAGGACGAAGAATTAAGATTGCTGGAGATAGAACATTTGCAGATTGGTCAGTAACAATAATGAATGATGAAAATCACACTTTACGTAATGCATTTAATGCTTGGGTAAATTATGTATCTACATCAGATTATGAGTCTACATCTAAATCTCTTGCAACAGACTATTATCAGACAGTTAAAATTAAACACTTAAAAGCTGATGGATCAATATCTAGACAATATCAATTGACAGATGCATATCCAACAGACGTTGGTGCATTAGATTTGTCGTTTGATAGTACAGATACATTGTCAGAATTTACAGTTAATTTCCAATATCATTACTTACAAGCAGGCAATAAGGACGAAACATTTGCGCCTACCGCAGATATGACTACATAACGTGATGCTGATTTTTACGCAGTATAAATAATTGCGTAATAGTTGTCAACAATGGGGGCTATTACGCCCCCATTTTTTTTAGAGAGAATCATATATGGCATTCAAACTTTTTGGATATAAGATCGGCAAAGAAGAAGCCGAATCTGAACAATTAAAATCTTTTGTTCCTTCCGCCGATGAAGATGGCTCGGTTCCGATTTCGGGTGGCGGTATTTACGGCACCTATATGGATCTTGAAGGACAAATAAGATCAGATTCCGACTTAATTAAAAAATATCGTGAGATGGCATTACAGCCAGAATGTGACACGGCTATTGAAGACATTGTGAATGAAGCATTAGTCTTTGATGACAGCGACTATCCAGTTCAAGTTATTTTAGATAAACTAGAACAGCCAGAATCCATTAAAAATAAAATTCGTGATGAGTTCTATTATGTGATGAAACTATTAGACTTCAACAATCAAGGATATGATATCTTTCGTAGATGGTACGTAGATGGTAGACTATACTATCACATGATGATTGACGATAAGAATCCTAGACAAGGATTAAAAGAAATTCGCTACATCGATCCACGTAAAATTCGCAAAGTTCGTGAAGCTAAAAAAGCACAAAAGAATCTTGCAACAGGAACTGTAAATCCAACAACAAGTTATAATGAATACTTTATCTACTCTGATAAAGGCTTTGCAAATGATGGTAATCAAGGAATTAAGATTGCACCAGACGCAATCTCGTATACACACTCTGGACTAACAGACAAAGATGGTAAAGTTATCATCTCACACCTACACAAAGCAATCAAGCCACTCAATCAATTACGTATGCTGGAAGATGCAACAGTCATCTATCGTATTGCAAGGGCACCAGAACGTAGAATCTTTTACATTGACGTAGGTAACTTGCCTAAGATGAAGGCTGAACAGTACTTGCGTGAAATCATGCAGAAGTATAAAAACAAACTAGTGTATGATGCAAACACTGGTGAGATTCGTGACGATAGACGATATCAAACAATGCTTGAAGACTTTTGGTTGCCACGTAGAGAAGGTGGTAAAGGTACAGAGATTACTACACTACAAGGTGGGCAGAATCTTGGTGAGATTGAAGACGTATTGTATTTCCAAAAGAAAATGTTTAAGTCCTTGAACGTTCCAGTTTCACGTTTAGAGTCTGATAGTGGATTCTCTTTAGGACGTGCCTCTGAAATTACTAGAGATGAATTAAAGTTTGGTAAATTTATTGCTAGACTACGTTTGAGATTTTCACATTTGTTTGATAAGATGCTTGAAACACAACTTCTTCTTAAAGGTGTTTGCACCCGTAAAGAATGGGAACAAATGAGAGAAGAAATCAGTTATGATTTCCAATCTGATGCACACTTCACAGAATTAAAGAACGTTGAGATTATGAAAGAACGTTTAGGTATTCTTTCTGACATTGACAATTACGTTGGCAAGTATTTTTCTATTGGATATGTTCGCAAGAATATTCTTCAGCAATCCGAAGATGACATTAAAGAGATTGATGAACAAATGGAAGAAGAAGCCGCAGAGGCCGAAGACGATCCAGTAGAAGAGCCTATTCCACCACCTTCACCTCCACCACAACAACTTGTTGTGAGTGTGAAGAAAGAAGAAACCGAGACTAGAATAATCGATGATGCAGATCAAAGAGAATTAGCAAAATCGATGACAGCATTTTTTGGCACATTAGTTGAAGAGGCTAAAGTTGACAAAGAAGGAAATTAATACAACCCTAAACGATGCTGTTGCAATTGCAACCTCTGTTGCATATACTAAAAAAGAAGTACAGAAACTAAAAACAGAATTAGTATCTTTTTTAGAAGAAAAAACAAAACAGCCAATCGTTGAGTATATACAAGGACCCGCAGGCACACAAGGCTTGCGAGGTCCTATTGGTGCTACTGGCGCACAAGGCGAACGTGGACCACAAGGCTTAGCTGGTGAAACAGGACCACAAGGCGACAAAGGCCAAAGCGGTCCACAAGGTAATATGGGGCTTGAAGGTCCACGTGGGCTTAAAGGAGACAAAGGCGATAAAGGCGAACAGGGCGAAGTTGGTCCTCAAGGCGAACAAGGAATACAAGGCGTTGCTGGTGAACGTGGTCCGGAAGGACTGAAAGGCGATAGGGGCGCAGATGGACAAAATGGTTTGGACGGAAAAGATGGAGAAGCAGGCAGAATTGGTTCCGTTGGACCAATTGGCGCCCAAGGTATTCAAGGTGAGCGAGGTGCCAAAGGCGACAAAGGCGACAGAGGACAAAACGGAAGAGATGGACAACAAGGACCAGCAGGACCACAAGGTGAAATTGGACCGCAAGGTATTCAAGGTATTCCAGGTAAGGATGGTAAAGACGCAGACTTAAAAGCTATTGAACAATCTGTCAATCAGTTTAAAGAAGTTTTACAAAAAGATGTAACTCAGTACA